TTCGCTAAACCTGTAGTATTAGCATCCATCGCTTCTGTACCAATGGCTGTGTTATTACTTCCGGTGGTAGTAGTATCTAGAGCTTTATAACCAATTGCTACGTTATCTGAAGCTGTAGTTAATTCTAATGCTTCAAAACCTAAAGCTGTATTTCTAGTAGCTGTAGTATTTGTACTTAAAGCGGCATAACCAACTCCAGTATTATAATCACCTGTAGTAATCGCAGTACCTGCTTCATCGCCTATGACAACATTATAAGTACCACCGCTTGCAATGCTGTTACCTGCGTTGACACCAAAGCGGGTGTTGGAGGTTCCTGCGGAAGCGGTGATGATATCTGCACCATCGGCCAAGGTTACGTCTGCGGCAAAGTTGACAGCACCATCAATGTCCACGACATCAAGGTTAGTAGTTCCTGCTACGTCTATGTCTCCAGAAATGTCTAGGCTGGCAAAGACTGAAGTGCCTGTCGCCGTGACGCTACCCGTGACATCAATGCCTGTGGAGGTGGTTCTAAGTTTTTCCGCATTGTCGTAATATAGCTCTGTACGGTTATTCTGGAACGCTTTTAAAAACACATCATTGTTACTCGCTAACATTTGAATGTCAGCACCTTGTAGTATTAAGTTACCTGTACCAACATCAGTTACATAACTATTACTACCATCATGATAAATCTCTAGGTCGCTGCCAGTGCCGAAGATGGCTTTAGCACCGTCAGGCATTGTAATGCCGTTAGTATGAACAGTAGCGGCAGTCGTAGTTAGAACACCTGTAACAAGAGCCGTAGATGCCATATCCACAGCACCATCAATGTCCACGACATCAAGGTTAGTAGTTCCTGCTACATCAATAGCTCCACTGATATCTAAGGAGGCCGCAATGATTTCACCGCTGGCGTTAATCGCGCCATTGATGTCAATCGTAGTAGCCGCAATTTGAATTTCAGTGTCGGCCACAATATCAAGCTGGCCGTCAACGCTGGAGTTAAGGTAAATAGCGGCATCTCGGAACTGCACCTTCTGTGCCGCATCCATGTCGATATCAGTGCTTCCGGACGTATTTCCGCCCGCCAGCACTTCCGCCAGCGTATCAACTGTCCCAACTTGGCTGTCCACATACGCCTTAATAGACTGCTGGGTGGCGAGTTTGACTGCGGAGTTACTCGCCATGTTGTCTTCGTCTTTAATCCCGGTGACCGTAGCGCCGTCACCTGCGACATTAACACTAGTGTTCGCAACAACTGTGGTGCCGGTAACGGCTGCGGCGGAAGAGCCCCCGATTACGGCCCCGTCTAGCGTACCGCCATTAATGTCGGCAGTCGTCGCCACTAGCGACGGCGTAACTAGCGCGTCAACGGCCAAGTTGGCGTAGAGGTTGATAACGGTCGCGCCCGTGCCCGAGCCGCTGAACTTAACGACCACGTCAGTACCCGCAACCACCTCCAGATCGTTACTTGCGCTATAAGTGCCTTGAAAAAGGAGGATAGACCGGCTGCTCTGGAGGCTGTTCCGGATAAAGCATATTTTTTCAGCGTCGTTAGGGATCAGCTCTACATACGCCGAAGCACCCAGATCGCTGCCATCGGTAAATTCGATCCATTTGTTACGACCCGTAGACGAGGCACCGTTAGTGATGGCAATTTGATTGGGGGAGCCGGACGATCCGGCAGAGGACAGGTTTATCGAAACGACCCCGTTAACGGCTTCATCTAATATATTAGAGTTGTCATTGACGGTATCGCCCCATGTTCCCGACTGCTCACCGGTGGCCGGTTTCTCAATACCGAGGTTGACTGTATAGGTACTGGGCATCTTTAAATCCTCACGCTGCTATTTTTATCCAAGGGGCACTCTGGTTTGGGACTTCCTCCGACCACGTTGGCGACTGACTTGGGACTTCCTCCGACCACGTTGGCGACTGGTTTGGAACTTCCTCCGACCACGTTGGCGACTGACTTGGTGTTATCTTAAGGTAGGTCGGACTTTGATCCGGAACAATACGCCCATAAAGATGCACTTGTCCGACACTGGTGGTTGCACTGACCCCGGTTACATTGACGTTCGCATCTGCGGTAACTGTAACGGAGCCAACCCCGGCGGTCGCACTGACCCCGGTTACATTGACGTCCGCATCTGCGGTAACGGTAACGGAGCCAACCCCGGCGGTCGCACTGACCCCGGTTACATTGACGTCCGCATCTGCGGTAACGGTAACGGAGCCAACACTGGTGGTGGCCGCTATTCCGGTTACATTGACGTTCGCATCTGCGGTAACGGTAACGGAGCCAACACTGGTGGTGGCCGCTATTCCGGTTACATTGACGTCCGCATCTGCGGTGACAGTGACGGAGCCAACACTGGTGGTGGCCGCTATTCCGGTGACGGGGACATTAGCCTCGGCGATGACGCTTGCTGTGCCGACACTTCCAGTTGCACCCGGAAGCCCTACATCTTGGCCCCACGGGCCGCCGCCCCAACTTTGGGTGGACGAACTCCAGCCCTTAAAGGAGGCGGTTACGTCAGTCATTACGCTATCCGAATAATCGCATTACTTGAATCAGCGGTAGGAAACACAACGGTGAAGTCCCCCGCTGTCGAGGCCTTGTCCGCACCAAAATCCAATACTACTACAGCGGGATTCGTGAGAGAGATAGACGTCGTATTCGGAGTAGTGTTATAAATCAGCGCACCGCGGGCCGTGATTGTAGCACTGGACCACGTTTCATCCGTGAAGTCCGTCAACGCGGTAGTACCCGACGACGTCGGATCAACGGGCGTTAAGGCCCCACCACCTGCCGAATAGTTGGTTCCGCTAACCTCATTAGTTGACGAATACGCCGTCGTTGCCGCAGTCAGCGTTGCCGAGCTAGTATACAGCGCAATTTTAAATGTGTCCCCGCTAGAGGCGTCGAAGTCATGGGCACCATACAGCAGTTCTTTCTTAAAACTGGTGCACATGTAGTTTCCTGAAAAGGCCATGGTCACAGTCTCCTTATAAGTTTAGCAAGCTCTGTCTGGCCCGCGGCGGTTAAAGCGTTATACACGGTGGTTCTATCCGACTGGACAGCTTCGCGCATGTAAACTTCCAGAGTCTTTAGTAGCCGCCCGCGAAAAGCATGGGCTTGTTCCCTGATAGCGGGGGCGGCGTCATCAGATATAGCGATAATCTTTTCCGCGCACCTCTCCGCAATTTCCTCCGGAGTAAAGCCTCTGCCTCGGGTGGTGTGTACGTCCACCTTGAAAGTGGGCACCGCTTCTGACGCTGGACCATTCATTGTTTAGGCCTTATTAGCTGCCCAGTGCGGTATTCATCCGTTACTTCTTTAGCTTCACCCAGCAGCTTCATGCCCGAAATAGCCTCTGCGAACCGCTTCTCATACATCGCCATCATATCCGGCTCACCCTTCATGAAAATGTACGCCTCCATCAAGCAGCCGTACAACAAGGCAATCTCAGCGTTTGTACTGAGCCAAGTTGTGCCGCTGTCAGCTCCCGCAGTCAAGCTTTGAGGCCTGTAGAAGTAATGCAGCTCTACAGTATACGCGCCATCCGGGGTTGGCCCTAAAATAAAGTTGTCCACGTCAAAAACCGCATAAAACCGCGGGTCGCCCGTAGTAGCGGCTCTTGGGTTAAAGGTTTGGACAAAATCGGCGTCTTTAAACTGCAAAAACACGTGATCGCTGTCGCTATCAACAAAAGAGAGCGAATAAGGGGCTAAAAAGTCGGTTGGAGCAGCCAAAAACCGGTTACTTGCGGTCATTGAGCCACTTACATTCTTCCTAAACAGGCTTAATTGGACGGTTTTAAGGATTCTTTCCTCTGCCTGAGTAATAAAGACAGACAAATTGTTCACGAAAGTCGTTTCATCGTTCTCCGTGTAGTCCTGAATAGCCTGCTTTAGCTGAGAAAAAGTAAAGCTCATGCGGTCACCGTCACAGATCCAACTTGTCCAAACCCTTGTACGGGCCTCAGAGTAGGGTCCACCACTAGCGGCACTCCCACGTAAACATCTAAGGGCTCTACTCGATCAGGCCGAGCATTTTTAAGGGCTTCGGGGTCCGAAACCTTACGAAAAGGGCCCAACTGAGGTTGTTTATGCTCATATTCGTCTGGACCAACCAAAAGTCCGTTCCACTCCTTCTTCATTAACCGATAACGGTAGCGGAAACCCGACCTGTCTGAAATGGCCCATGAGTCGCGCCCCGCGGCAAACTTACCCATTAGCCCACCCTGTAGTAAGCAAAGTTAGGCGCAACGTTAAAGGACGCACGATCTCGATCCTCTACGGCGGCCCTTTCAAATTCTTCTTCGTAGACCTCTTTCAGCATCTGCACACGGTTTGGAGCGCGTTTTAACGCGAGGTAATAGGCCAAGCCCGCCGCCAAACAAGGGTAGAACCTAAAAGGTAAGTCCATGGTGTTAGTGTAGATGTCAGCATCGTCCATGCGCGTCAGCGCATCATAATAAACAACATCCGTGCTGTTATCCGGGACGGGCCACAGCTTTAAATTAGGGGTGGTCTGTCTGTCCAAGAAGAACTGGTTAACGCGGCCTTGGGTGGTTTTGGTGGGTATCGTTAGAAACCCGTCACGACTCATGCGCAGTAAGGAGTAATCGGTGCTGTCGCGTTGAACAACGACGGATAAGATGTCGATAACGTCCGCGCCAAGGGCGTATGTCCCAGTCCCATCCACCAGCGCAAGTGTACGCTGCTTTATGGTCCACTGGTTTAGTCCGCGGTTAGCCCAATCTGCCAGCAAAAGGTTCAAAGACCGCTTTGCTGATTTCATGTCGAAACCCGTCCGAACTTCCAAACCGCACCGCTCAAATGCCTCTTCGACATATTCGGCGACGTCTAGCTCGAAATCTTTGCTTCCGGATATAGCCATTAGGCGTTCCTTATAGGGAGCTTGGTGGCGCTAAGGCGTTTGAGGGCCACTGAAGGAAGTGCCGTTCATGGCTACCCCAATAATTTATGCACCAAGGGCGCTATGATTATTAATCCGGCTAGGCCCCAGATTTTAAGATCCAAAGCCTTCATGGAAATCTTTTGCTCGACTAGTTTTTCGTCGATCCGTTGGTAGCGTAAAGCGCACTCAGCCTCATGCTTTTCCAGCCTAGACCACAGTTCCGTTTCCTCCCAAGAGGCGTCCGGTCCGGGCGCATCTTCTGTAGTCGGAGGGGTCAGGGTGCGAGCCATAACGGCCTCAATTGTAAAAAACGGTGACGCTGGTCACGTTGGTTAGCACGGCGTAACAGCCTTCGTCGAACATCATTCCTGCGTCTGGAATATAGATGCTGTCATCTGTGGCGTTGATAAAAGTCATTGTCAGTAGAGTGGTGCCACCCGACCCGCCGTTTTTAAGGACGAGCGTAGGGGACGTACCTGCCTGATAGTGGATGGCCTTAATCCTAGAGCGGCCCGCGAACACATCTCCGGAAGCCGTTAGATAGGTTGCTTTTACATCAGAAGCCATTAGGTTTGCCTCTTTCTAGCTAGAACAAATGGTGACCCTGTCATCTACCTCCCCCTACTACGCGTCAGCGAAAGGAGTAACTAGCGTACCAGAGCCCAACGTAAAGCCAGAGACAGAGTATTTTGCGGAAGCAATAGCCGTCACGGTGATGATAGAACCCGCAAGACCCCCTTTGGTCGTGCCGTTCAGCGTGATGACGTCGTTAGCCGCACCCGCGATAAACGTTTTACCGGTAGCGTTAGTAACGCCGGTATAAAGACCACCCACAAACTTATCAGTACCGTCTGTCTTAATATCTAAGTCAGTCGCGGCTGTTTCAATAAAGAAACTAAAAGAAGCGCCAATGTTGTTGGTCTGATCGGGGGCGGTGGGGTCGTTGGGCGTGGTAGCCACAATAGTGGGCAGCGTGATCTTGCAGTCAGCGTCGTTTACACGGAGCATCCGACCAGCAAAGCCTTGTACGGTTAGGGTGTCATCAGCAGTGATGTTGATGTCATTGTCAGATCCGGCAGAAATGAATCCGCCCAAAGATTTGACGGGCCCTGAAAAAGTCGTAGCACCCATAGTGCGTTCCTCATATGCGAGTTATGGGGGATCTGTCTGCATATCGTCAGTCGGGCCTGTCAGATCCACCGGAATGTTTCCCGATAGGCCAAACATACCATTGTGTATTATTACCTGTCAATCTCAAGACAAAGAAAGGGGGCCGAAGCCCCCTGTCTAGTACAGCGCGTTTCCCTTTAAGGTTACGCAGCGCCGGGAGTCCCGTAAACGCAGCGCCAATCGGACACCCCGAAAGAGTACCGTTCACGCGCTTTAAAGCGCATGTTGCCGGTGTCAAAGTCCCCTTCCATTGCCGTTTTAATGGCAGAACGGTTGAAGAATTTGAAGCCGTTAGGCGCGTCAGTCTTGATGAAGAAAGCATCTGTGTCAGTGAGGAAGTGGTTTACCACCGCACCGTCAGGGAGCATTCCCATGGACTTAGTTGCGTTAAGGTCGTTATCCGCAGTGCCCGCTCGCAGGTTCGAGTTGATAACCCGCTCTGCGATGAACTGAAGTTCTTTGGGTATAACAAGCTTCAGCCCGCGAACTGCGATCTTCAGACCACGCTCGTCCGTCATCCCAGCAACGTCGATCAACATCTGCTCCAACGAAGTTTCGTTGAGGTCGGCAGCAACGGCCAAGACATTGGTCTGACTACCAGAAAGAGACGGGTGAGATGCGGAACAAAGTGCTACACCATCGCCAATCGCATCAGAACCCGCCGAGAACGCATTGTTCAAGACGGCTGCTGCTTTGATCTGCTTAGTCTGGGCCATCGAGCGCGCCAGAGCTTTTGTGTAACGAGACGCCAAACGGTCGTACAGGTTGTCTTCCACTGCTTCCTCAGTAATTGAGAACGCAAGCGCAATGGTTTCGTGAGTATAACGAGCGGTATAGGTCTCTTGAGCATCGTCAAAACTGATGGATTGACCTTCATTTTTAACAGGTGCGGTTGAGAAACCGCCGAGCATCACTTCCTCTTCAAAGGCTCTGTCCGAAGACTCCTCCTCAAAGATTTCAGAATGCTCGTTTTCGTAGCGATCAAACTCAAGCCCGAACAAGGCGTTTAGTCCGGGTTCAAGCTCTTTCGCTAGTTGTGCGCGAGAAATAGCCATAATCTAACCCTCCTATGTGCCCGTCGAGGTCGCAGTGGTCTGCGAATCGAAGCGGCTTGTGTTAGCGTTATAATGAGCGTTAATACGAACGATGAGCGGGATACCAGCGGCTGTGAAGTCGGTGTTTCCTGCATCGTCCTGAATTCCAACAATACGCAACGGCAGAGTAGCCGTAACGGCAATGGTGGACACGGCCAAGGCGGATGTTGAGTTACCTACGTCGCTCGATCCAGATCGGGCCGAGGTTCCCAACGATGCGTTTGCGAACACGGCTGTCAGTGCGGTAGCACGGCTAGTCAGTGTTGCGTCAGACGCGACTTTGAACAACTGGTTAGGGTTGTCGGCAACGAAAGCTTTTACAGGATGATTAGTATCCACGCTTACGGAGCCAGAACCGGGCCAGTAGTTTACCCAAATGGGCTTCTTTGAAACTGAGTCAACGTATTCCACGCCCATCAGGACACCAAGTGCAGGAGTAGTTCCCCCTGCGGTATCACCAGCCTGATCGATGGTTCCCGCGGCAAGCGGGACGCATATCTCATACTGATAAATCACATTGGTGTTGTTGGAAGCGATTTCATACTGAGTTACCCCAGTAGAATTAGTACCGCTACCAACAAGCCCGATAGGACGAAGACCGTAGGCAGTACTTTGATTTGCCATCTTAGTTATCCCCTAAAGGGGCGGCCCCTTTCATTTTTGTGGGCCGCCGAAAGTTACACGAGTCTGACGGTCAGGTTTGCTAATCGTCATAGATGAATGTGCATTCTCCCTCATCATGTCATGATCCACTGCGTCCATCTGGTCTTTACTTCGACCTGCGAAGTAATTAGTCCTTTCTGCCACAGTTTCGACCGGAATCCGAGCGAGAAGCAGTCCGCCAACTCCAAACACACCTTGATATTTACCTGTTTCAACCGTGGGGCTTTCAAAGTCAGGATACTCGTCCTTACGGACCAGTTCATAACCTTCCCTTAATTTAGCACTGATGTTCTTCGTATCATCAAAGCCGCGCGTTTCGGCGCGAATCCAACGATGCTTAAAGCCTTCAGGGGCAGGTGGTGCATCTAGCATAGACGGGGGAGCCCAAGGCTTACGAACAGCCTGTTTATCCCGAGTTTGGTTAGCGCGAGAAGTACGGTTCATAGCCGGACCACCTTTTTGGTCATCTTGTTCAGCCATCTTCTTTTACTCCTTCACGTATTTCGCATATTCTTCGAGCGGCACACCCAATTTTTTCGCTATTGCGACTTGGCTCGGGGTGAGTCGAACCTTTCTCCCACTACCGCGCCCAGACGGTGTTCTTGAAGCGCCAATGACGGTCTGAGCGGGTCGTCTGTTGGTGCCATTCGAGCCGTTTCCGAACTTGTCCAGAATACGACGATCAAGTTCAGTATAATAGTCTTCCCCACTAGGGTCAAACCCCTCTTCCTCGACTAGCTTCTTGTGTATCCCAAACGCCGCATACGTCATCGCTTCGTCTGAGCCAAACCAACTGTTCTCCATCGCCCACGACTCCGCTTTAGGGTCGGGTCTTTTTGGCTGCTGGGCTGGCATGGGCTGGCGAGCTTGGTGCTGCTGCGCTGCGGCGGCCTGCTGCTGCTGCGCCGCGGCGGCCTGCTGCTGTCTCTGAGATTGTATCTTTGCCTGATTAGCTCGGTCCTGCTGGATGGCTAAACCGGTAAGTGCACGTTGTGCCTCAACTGTTGCTTGGCTGTCCCCTAACTCAATGGCGCGAGTCAGGTTGGCCTCCGCTTGGGCGATCTGAGTGTTAACGCGGGTGGAGTACTCGGCAACATAGTTGGTGTCTAAGCTAGACATCCGTTGCTTGAGGGTGTTCGACTCGCCTTGAACAGCCTGAGCATACTTAATAGCTTCTTGCTCACGGCGCTCCGCTTCACGCATCTTTTTCGTAAGACGGCTAATGCGCTTTTGAGTGGAGGTCTCAGCTTTGGAGAACTGATCTTCCGAGCTGTCTTCACCGCCCTCGGGGCTAGGCTTAGACCCTACTTCTTTTGACTCGGTGACGGCTACTTCTACTTCTTCCGAATCACCGACGTCTAGTTCAACCGCGTTGTTATCAGACATGGGCCCCTCCTTAGTTTAATTGATGGATGTCTTCAGGGTCCAAAATGGTTGACAGGATCTCGTCGTCATTAAGGATTCGGACTTCTCCTCCATCTATCTGGAAGCGCGAACCAGCATAACGGGCAAACATCACCCACTGCTTTTCCTCGCACCACGCTCCAGTAGGGAATTTGGC